TAATGAATCAAAATCACTAAGTTTTTCTGAATTGCATACAAAAGACATAATTGACTGTTTATTTTTTTCGCCGTCCCTAACCGCTTTTATTACCGTAGCGATAGCTAATTCTAATTCTGTTTTTTCTTTTTTCATTTCATCACCTGTTTAGTTTGTTAGAAAGTGGGGCGGCCCCACTTTGTTCGATTTAGAAAGTGGGGCGGCCCCACTTTCAACCATTCAATATAAAAGAGCGCATGGTGTTAACCACGATGCGTATTTTACAGCCCCACCATACTTTGCAAACACCAATATAGGGGAGGCAAAAATAGGTCAGACCAACAAATTTTTCCAAATCTCAAATTAGGTGTTACCCCACAATCACAATTGTGGGTAAAACTTGCAACTCACTAAAAACCATATATAATTAGCAACATGAACACGATTAATACCTTGGAAGATTTACAACCTTCACATGAACACGATTAATACCATAGAAGATTTACAACCTTCACTTGACCAAGTAATAGACTTCCTTGAATCAAAAAGACAATACATTTTTGATGACCTCAGGAAGCGTCTCATTGCGCTCGTAAACTTACACCACCAGCCCGACTCCTCTGATAACTTCAATGTTGGCAATTCTGGCGACATGCTATTTGAGATAAAAGAACAGATGGAGATGGTTCGTACTCTTAGACAGAAGGTTTTAGAAAATAAAGGTGAGTCGCAAATCAGGGAACTCAAGGACTTGATCAGCTCAACCACCTCCCTATTTGCTATGTACACAAAGTACAGCGCGGACATCGTTAATCAAGATAGAATGAAAAAGATAGAGATGGCTGTCGTAGAATCTGTTAAAATGCTTGAGCCGAATATACAAGATAAGTATTACGAATATCTTGAGGAGTTACTCAGTGAGTAAATCCCTTCAACTATTAAACACACTTAAAAGTGTACCTGTCCTTAGCCATGTGTTAAGGATTAAGACCCAATTTGACCTATTGCAAGCAGTGCAAGCGTCCCCCCACGAAGTAGAGTTTGTGATGGGTCATCTTAAATACAAGCCAGAAATGTGGGTCAATATTGACTCGGTACATCCATGGTACGCAGACATAAAATACTCACTTACAACGCTGCTACGGGATTTACCTTTATCAAGTCACAATGACCTTACATTTCTGTTAAACCTAGAAAGTAGGTGGTTGCTTGTAGGTATTGACGGGGCAGCTAAATTCAGAGTTGTCCCAGCAATATTTCTCTACACGGAACACCGAAAAGACGGTTTATCTGTCAGTTTTTACAAAATTCTATCTGGCGTATCTCTGTCATCTCCTTGGCTAGATGAATTTACGAGGCTCTTTCTTGCGACCCTTACCTCCTGCAAGGAAGAGTCTCACCCTACATTACCTGATTACGAACTACCTCTAGCCGGATTTATACTCTAATGGACGATTGTGAAAGAGCTCAGAATGCCATGCTCAGAGATACCGAGATTGCCTTACTTGAGCGTAGCTATACCATGCCATCACACACAAAGGTGCGAGTAGATAACGACTGTGAAATCTGTGGTGAGGAAATACCCTTAGAGCGCATTAAAGCTGTCAACGCGGTGCTCTGCATTGATTGTGCAAGAATAGAAGAGTTGCGAGATAAGCGATGGCTATGAACACTGTGTCAAGGGAGTTTTTATCCCGAATAAAAGATACAGTGGCAAGGACCTCTGCGCTTGGCCGTGTTAGCGATTGGTTAGAAAAGAATACAAAAATAAATGGTCAGAAATTTTCCTTCAAAGGTCATGAGTTTCAAAGAGAGATTATAGATTGTAAGCATCCGAATGTAGCCACAATCAAACCTTCTCAGTGCGGACTCTCAGAAATGTCTGCTCGCCTTGCACTGGGTTTTTTAGCAGTTCAGGGGAACGTGGTTTCAATCTATACCTTACCAACAGTAAACGAGGCTTTGCGATTTGCTAAGTCTAGGATTGACCCAATTATTCGAGATAGCGAATACTTAACAGGTATTATGAGTGCTGGTAACGACAGTTCTTCCTTTAAGCAGATTGGCTCTTCTCAACTCTTTATGGCGGGAACTTTTGGCAAGGCACTTATCTCCATTCCAACTGATTTACTTATTGTGGATGAGGTGGACTTCTCAAACCCTGAAGTCCTTGTCACAGCTGAATCTCGTCTTACTCACTCGAAGTTGAAAGATGAAGACCTCAACATTCGTGGCGTAAGAAGAAAATTGTCCACACCTACAGTTACTGGCGTGGGTATCTCTGAGATGTTTGAGAACTCAGATAAGCGTTACAGGTTGGTTAAGTGCAGAACCTGCTTAGAATATTCTATCCCTAGCTTTCTCGACAACGTGGTGGTTCAGGGGTATGACCGAAGTATGCACGATCTGACTTATTCTGATGTTCAGGACCTTGAACTTCGTGGGCTTTTGAGTACAGCTAAACTGCTTTGTCCTTATTGCCACAATGTCATAGAGCAACGTAATCTTCAACCAGATTACAGAGAATGGGTAGCAGAGCATCCAACTGTTACGCACATTGTAGGGTTTCAAGTCAGTCCGTTTGACTTACCAGACTACCACTCAGCTGAGTCTATTCTTAGAAAGCGTTTAGAGTTCAAGGAAGAAGAAGGTCACTTTAGGAATTTCGTATTAGGGCTTCCTCATGACAGTAGCTCGAACTCCGTATCTAAAGGGGCTGTTAAGAAAAACAAGGTGCTCAACTTTGAGCAATCTGGCTCTGGTTGTATTGCTGGACTTGACGTTGGCCGAGTATCTTGGCTGACGATTGGTCGGGTAGTGAATGGAAAGTTACACGTTATTTGGGCAGAGTCTATTCGCGTAAACTACGAGAATGCGGATAATCTTTTTGATACAGTTAAGACGAGGCTCAAGGAATTTGGGGTTGTCCGAGCTGTGATGGATTCACAGCCTTTCTTTGACACTATCTTGCGTATTCAAGGACAGTTTCCAGAGGGGGTTGTGCTTCCTTGTATGTACACATTAAGAGATACGAAGCTTCCTGCTTATGTTATCAATGATAGAGATTGGACAGTTGCAGCAAATAGAACGAAAGTGCTTGATATTATTGTGAAGAAAATTAACTCTGACAATGTGAAGTTTGCCAATTTCCCTGAAATAGATATTGTTGAACAGCATTTACAAGGGATGAAACGTGTTGAAAGGACTGATGATGAAGGAACTATTGCAGCACAATGGGTTAAAACAGGGCCAGATCACTATTTTCACAGTCTATCTTACTTAAATATGTGTTCAGAAATGGTGCAAACAGGCGAATTTATTGCATTTTCACCTAAAATAAGCATAAAACAAGCAATTGTTGGTCGAAATTACCGAGAAAAGGTGTAAAAGTGGCTAAATCCGAGATAAAAGACAATATTGTAATCAAAAAGCCGTTAGTGGGGTCACAAGCGGTTGACCAGACCACAGGTAAGGACCCTGGCAGTAAACTATCCAATCCAAACGTATCATATTTCAATTCTGATATATCGAAGCTAAGACAGGTTGGTAGTGAGCTTAAAGCCATTGCGACACTCGCTAGAACGCATGGTGACGTGTCTGCAACGGTATCAGCGATGGTTAGAATTGCCAATACAGACATGAAGTTCAGAGTTTATGATGCTGAACACCAGTTATCCGATGATGGAAGTAACCTTTTACGTTCAATACTTAACCGAATGGAGACCCAATATGATTATTCTACAGGCTATGATAACCGGCAGTCGTTTGAAGGTATTAAGACATCGCTTCTACGCAGTATCCCTCTTACTGGTGCTGTTGCTCTTGAGCTTGTCTTGGACAAATCACGATTGCCTTATGCGCTAAAGCAGGCTAATGCAGCCGAATTGCAGTTTGTGGTATCTAAGGAATCTGATGGTATCAACTACAAAGTCTACCCGCAGCAAACCAGTTCAGAGGGCTTGATTGAATACAATATCCCAACATTCTTTTATGCTGCGTTGGATGCAGACCCTGCAAATGCGTACCCATTCTCACCACTTGAACCCGCGATCAACACATCCATTTTCCACTCAGAAATTGTACAAGACATTAGACGAGTGACGATGAAATCTGGTCACAGTAGGCTTGTTGTTAAACTTGATCATGAGAACCTTGTTAAGACTGCGCCAATGGAGGTTAGGGCGGATTCTGAGAAACTTGAAGACTGGCTTGAAAGAACGAGGTCAAGTATCACATCTCAGATTGAAGCCTTAGCTCCTGAGTCTGCCATTATTACTTTCAACAATATCGAAGTTGAATACCTTAATTCTCAAATTGGTGCGTCAGCTGATTACACAGGGTTGATGCAGACCATCGATGCTATTTTGGCAACCTCCCTTAAAACACCTTCGTCAATCTTAGGAAAGCCGGGGGCGGGTAGTCAGAATACCTCGTCAGTTGAATCGCTGCTGTTCTTGAAAACAGCGTCAGGTCTACATGGTCCGGTTGAGACTGTTCTTTCACGGGCGTTAACCTTAGCTGTCAGGCTTGTTGGGTTTGATGGTTATGTGAAATGTAAGTTTAGTCCAATTGATTTGAGACCTGAAGATGAGTTGTTTGCGTTTAAGTTGATGGAACAACAACTGGTACTTGAGAGGTTGTCACTTGGGTTTATTACAGATCAAGAAGCTGCTGAGATTTTAGGTACTGGGCCACGCGCACCAGGAGCTCCACCTCTATCAGGTACGATGTTTTTGACAAACAAAGGACAGGGAAATGAGCCACCAAGTCCCAATGCTGACCCAGCAAGACGTGCAATGACCACAGATGCCCCTAAGTCAGGTGGTGGCAAGGACAATAAACAGCGTTAATACCGTGTAACATATTGAAAAATATGGTATACTTACTATAAGTTGAACTTGGAGATTCCAATGTTGATCGAAGAAGATTTTAAATTTGCAGCAAACGCATATTCGTTAGATGTAAAACTGCTAAAGGCTATGTCTGAAGTAGAAAGTGGTAAGAACCCAAATCGTTGGCGAACAGAAGCCGACTACAGGTATCTTTGGGATTGTAAACATGAAAAGCCGTTTAGAAAACTTACAGATGCAGAGAAAAACAATGAGAAAGCCCCAGCTGATTTTACAGCTGAGGTAGGGTCTCGAAATACGGAATGGATTGGTCAGCAAGCTTCATGGGGTCCGCTACAGATTATGGGTGGTGTTGCTCGTGAGCTTGGATTTAAAGGCGATTTTACAGAGCTTTGCGGTCCTGAAGGGTTGCTTTATGGCGCAAAACATTTGCGTAACTTGTACAAGCGTTTCTTTGAGTCTCATGGTCTTAATGGAGTCATCGCAGCCTATAACGCAGGCTCTCCAAGACTTGTTGGCGGTAAGTTCGAGAACCAAGTCTATGTGGACAAAGTGCATAAAGCAATGGGGGCGTAAATGTTTGGAAACTCACTTAAAGTTGAAGAGCTTGATGATGGAACAAAGAAGTTGTTGGAACCTTTGTTTTATAACGCTCGTGGACTAACGCTGATAACAGTTCCTGCGGGATTTGTAACAGATTACGATTCTGTGCCGAGATTGCTGGGAATTTATGAGCTGTTTAAAGGCTTAAGTGTACGAAGCCCTGTTGTTCATGATTACATGTACTCAATGGCTAAGTATCCGCGAAAGTACGCTGACAGAACTTTCTTTGAAGCTATGCTTAGTGAGGGTGTAACAAAGTGGAAAGCTTATGTTATGTTCCTTGCCGTGAGACTGTTTGGAAAATCAAAAAGGGAAAAGGCTTATGGCGTTGTTAATGAGTAAGGTTATTTCAGCTATCTTGAAAGTAATAGCTTTAGAAACACGAAATGACACCAGAAAAGCCTTATGGGTTATTAGCTCTCAGCTGAGATTTGGAGAATAGCGTGGCAGAAATATGGTTAGGTAGTGAAGAATCCCACAACTTCGCTTGTGGGAAGATAAAACTAGCTGAAGATATGATGAAGAATAGTGTGAATCTTGCTTCATCAAGTAATTTTGACCCTGTTGATATGGGTTTACTCACGATATCTGAAGGTGGGATTGGTGTCATAAATGTTGTTGGCCCATTGATTACAAACGGCAGTTGGTTTACAGCTCTGTTTGGGGTTATTGGGTATAATCAACTTAGAGATACTTTGGTTATTGCAGCTCAGGATGAGTCAATTAGTAATATCGTATTGAATATTGATTCGCCAGGCGGAAGTGCTAATGGTATTAATGCAGTTTCAAGTCTTATCAGTAAAATCGATAAAGACCATAAGCCTGTTATGTCCTACACAGATGGCAAGATGTGTTCTGCAGCTTACTGGATTGCATCCGCGTCTAGGTCAATTTACTCTGACAGACTTGCTGAGGTTGGCTCTATTGGTGTAATTACCAGCATCATGGAGTACACAAAAGCACTTGAGATGGATGGTGTAACGGCAACCGTTATCCGTTCTGGTGAATTTAAGGCTCTTGGTGGTCCACTTGAAGTGTTGACACCAGAGGCCGAGAGTATCATCCAAGACAGTTTAGATAAGTTTTACACTGAGTTCATTAATCAGGTTTCAATGAATAGAGGTTTGAGTACAACTAGTGCTAAAACATCGTGGGCTGAAGGTCGAGTATTCCTTGGTTTTGAGGCTCAAGATGTTGGGTTAGTTGATAAGGTCATGTCTTTTGAAGACTTGGCTTCAAGTTTATACAAAGCACCTGCGGCAACACCTAGCAGGATATCATTAAGTAATGGAGGGCCAGACATGGCAAAGAAGATTTTAACTGAACAAGCCGCAGCTATTATTGCTACTACGGGTGATGTTTCAAAAGGTTTAGACGTGATTAACGGTACTGATGTGATTGATGAAGGTACTGATAGTGCTGAAGATGTAACTGTCAATGAAGCTGATGAAGTTTCTAATGAGGAATCTGAAGCGAGTGGTAGCTCAGACCTGACTTCATATCTGCAAAAACAGTTGTCGTCTGAGCAAGAAAAGACAATTTCATTAACCATTGAAAAGCGTGAGTTGCAGGCTAAGATTGACTTAATGGAAGCTTCACATGCGCAGTTTAAAGAGATCGCGGTTGAATCCATCAATATGAAAAGCCTCGCTATTGGTAGAACTGGTGTGAGTGCCGAGTCCATGACGGATGAGATGGTTTTATCAACACATGCCTCAGTTAAGAATGCGTTTAACAAAGCATTTCCTATTGGAGGTGTTTCGCCAAATCCATCTACAGAGGTAAGTCGTAAGCCTATGACTAACCAACAGCGCAGAGCTGTAAACGCTTCAAAACTTTAATTTACACTTATTTAGGAGAAAGAAATGACAAATTTTTATTTTACTGAGTTAGTTCCACAGTCAGGAGATGTGATCACTTCGGGGCTTGGTATCGCAACTGGGACGACTACAGGCCAGTATTCATCAAATGACGTTGGTCGTGCAGTTAAGTTAGGTAACCTTTGCAACCATGTTGAAGTTTTATCAGGTGATGAGATTGACGGATTTATTACCTCTGTCGAACCAGCTACTGTGAATGGTGGTATGAGTCTTGGTGGTGTTATGCAAGAAGGTCGTAAGGTAGTGACTGCTGGTGGCCCTATTGCTCTTGGTGCCATGGTTGTAGCTGGTACACAACCGCCTATTGCAACTGTTCAATCCATTGCAACGCTTGCTAACTTAAATAACAGTGATACAAGTCAGGCTGTTGTTATTGCAGGTACGCCAGTTAGGTCATTCTGGAGGGCTATTCACAACGTAACATCTCCTGGTGCAGCCATTGTAGCTGGTCAGAAGCTTGTTATTGAACGCATTTAATTTAACTTAATTACGGAGAACAAAATGTCTCATATTACAACACGAGATGGTACACAGATTGAAGTGCGGGTAACAATGGAGGACTATCAAGAAGCCTTTGAGAGTAAGAAAACCTTAGCACAGCATTTAAACAGTAAGTATGATGTGGATGAAGAACGCGGCACTGCTTATGAACAGATTCTAGCCTCTAACCAAATCTTTGTTAAGCCAGACAGGGACTATGGGATTAAGGCTCCAACTGTTAAGCAGATTTTGAATAACAACTATGATGTTAATTTAGGTGTTATTAACCGTAATGATGGTAAAGACCCTTATTCTCCTCAAGGCCGTATCTTGTTTGCCAGCATGCAGTTTGAGATGATGAACAATCAATTGATGGAGAGTAACGATTCTTACGAGGGAACATTTAATCAACTTGTTGCACTCAATACATCTGTTGATACACCACGCTGGGATATTCCAGAAATCAATACAACTGCGCCAATGGCAGTGAGAGCTCAACCTATCGCACAGTTGGCAACACCTGCGTCAATGGTAAGTATCACGCTTGGTTCGTATAACCAAAAGATTGAAACACGATCTATTGGTATTGAGATTTCAGACGAAGCTCAAGCTGTAACAACGATTGATTTGCTTAACATTGCTTTAAGACAGCAAGCATCTGCTGAACGCGCAATGAACATTGATAATGCGCTTTACTCTATGGTGATGGGTGATGTTGATAAAGGTACTGCTGCATTGACAGGTATCCAATCAACGACATTTGACCCAAGTTGCGTTGTTGGTACTACATTCACTCACAAAGCTTACATTAAATTCTTGCGTAGTCAGTGGAAGAAAATGGGAATTGATTGGATTGTTTGCGACTTAGATACCTATTTGCGTATTGAAGGTCGTACTGGTCGCCCAACAATGTTTAACGATGACCCATCACAAGCGCGTTTGACATCAATGTTGGCTGCTGCGAACCCAAATATTCCTGACAGTGTAAACTATTTCATCGTTGAACCTGACATGTTGCATGATGGTGGTGCGTATGGTTCTGCAACTCATCCACTTGGCGGCACTGGTAAAGTGCTTGGTATTGATTCAAGCAAAGCTATCCGTAAAGTGACGTATGCTGGTGCAGCTTATAGCGGCATTGAAGAATATGTTATGAGACGTGCCACAGCTATGCGTTTTGACTATTCTGAAGGATATTACAAAATGTACCGCAACAATGACGGTTTCCGTCTGATGCAAATCTAATCGGAGGCTACTATGGCAACTAAAAAACAAGACTTGGAGAGTAATATGACTGAAGTAGATACAAACGCGGTGGACATGCCCCCTGTAGTTGAGTCACCGAAAGGTAGTATTACCTTAACAGTTGCTGGTGAGCTTTATGATAACGTAACGCATAGCTGGTACCGCACAGGTGTTAGTGTTGATGCTATTACACCATTTTTACAAGCGCAGATTGATGCAGGTTTAGTGTCAGTTAATTAAATTTAGTCAAATTCAAGCTTAACAGGAAAAGCACCTTCGGGTGCTTTTCTTTTTATATTGGGTTAACAAATGTTTATGAAAATATGTTGACAGAGGGGTTGAATTTTACATCCATATCTATATCATATTTACGATAAACAATTTTCCGTTGGGGACGAAAAATGAAAAGAACATTTCAAAAAACTATTGTACTTCCTGTTAGCAAGCCCAAATTGGCAACTGAGATCGGTTTAATTTCTGGCGAAATTAATATGTCTAAGATGTCACTTGATGACCTCGTTATCGCATTCAGGAAAGTTGAGGTTAGGGCTGATATTGTTAAGGGTATGATTTTAGTTGAGGCTAGAAAAAGATTTGATAATGACAGAGCATTTGGACAGTGGGTGAAAGATAACGACATGGCTGATGATTCTCAACAAGTAAGAAACTCGTATATGCAC